TTCGATGCGCACGAGCACCTCTTTGCCTTGCGGCTTCGGTGTGTCGGCGATGGTTTCACAGAGGGGGGCGTCGAATTTGACGAGCGATTGCCGACGCAAGAGTGCCATTTTGATTCATCCCATTGATTTTGCTGTGAGCAGTTCAATATCGTTCATTAGTCCGTTCAAGGTCTGTTCTTGGCCCTGAAATCCCCGACCAGGATGGTCGCTTCCTTGAGGGCCTCGGCCTTGCGCCGGCTGTAGCGCATCGTCGTCTTGGAGTCCGAATGCTCGGCCTCCTTCCGGGCCACCTCGATGTTGCCGCCAGTGGCTTCGATCGTTTCGGTGATGCCGCCGGCCCGCGAGTCCATGTTCCAGACGCTCTTCGGAATGCCAGCCTTGGTCGCGACCAGGCGCCACTTCTGCCTGAACCAACTTTGTTTCCAAGGCCGGCCCGCAGCGCTTTTCCATTCCGCAACCACCACCGGACCCGTCCGCTTTTCAGGCGGAATCTTCGCCAGCTCAGCCATGACCATCGGGTAAAGGGTCAGATCGCGCTCAAGGATCTTGCCGGTGCGAGATTTCGAAATCGGGTGCGACAGTTTCATGGTGTTGCTGATCTCTTCCCAGCGCAGCCCGCGCTGCCACTTCCGTCCCTTGTAGTGAGGGATGACAGAAATCCCGGGCTCGTTTTCCGGCACCCATTCTCCGATAATATCCCGTTGCCTAGCACGCAGGTCAAATTGCAGAGCCTGCGCCAGCGCGATCGAATGCAGCCCCATGGCATTCGCGGCGGCGATGATGTCTTCGCATTGTCGTAGCGTCATCGCCTCCGAGCGCGGCCTGCCGTTCTCGAATTTCAACTCCGACAAGATCTCCTTGAGACGAGCGCACTCACCGCGGCGGTCACGCGGCGTCTTCTCGACTTCGAACGAGAACCCGAAGGAAAATATCATTCGCACGACCGTCATGACCGCATGCGCCGTGGAGATGGTCTCTCGACCCTCCGGACCTTCCTGCCAACGAAATGCTTTGTACCAAGCCTTGAAGTCCCGCGCGCCCAGGTCGGCCAGCCTTTCTTTGCCGTACTTCGCGTCGATCCGCCTGAGCAGGCCGGTGACTTGCTTGCGGTTGTGAAAGCGCGTTGCGCGATACGGAGAGTCCGGGTCGATCTGATAGGCGTTGATCAGATCACGAACAGTCCCGCCAAAGACCTTCGGCTGCTCGGTGCCCGCCGTGCCAAAGGCGTACATCTCTTCTTGCAGTCGCACGCACTCGCGGCGGATTCTGGTTTCCTGCTCCTCGGTTGGTGCCGCGTCCAGAACGAGGATTTGATGCGTCGAAGGCCGAAAGCCCTTCTTCGCGTAGTCCTGTCTAGCCAGCCAGACGGCCGCCCAGCCTAGCTTTCGCGGCCGCCAAGCGAGGCCGGGCGCGTCCGGAATGTGAGGTTTCTCCATATCGGTCTCCCTGCCCAGCGGGAGCGCTGTGCGCTCGTATGCTACGGCCGTTCCAGATTTCAAAAAAGTCCTTGACCGCTGGCCAATAGCGCTTCCCGCCAATAGTTTTGGGCGGAAATTGCGGATGGTGGCGCATCTTCTGCAGCGCTTTCCGGCCGGAATTAATCCCAACTCCCATGCGCCGCACGATCTCGCCGTCCGTCACGTACAGGGTCGGCTCAGTTGCGACCTGGTCGATGGTGAGACGGCTCACTGCGCCGCCCTCCGCTCGATCTCGATGCGCGCCAGGCGCCGGGCGTGCGCCTTGCGCTGGGGGAAGGGGATGACGACGCCGCGCGGCTCGGAATAGGCCCGCAAAAAGCCAAGCCAAAAGGCTGTCATCGGATCGAACGTGGTCATTGTGTTTTGCCTCTTCATTGCATCAAAAGCGGACAAGCAGAACGTAGAGCAGGAGCCAGCCGATCAATGCCGCGGCGGCGACGGCGACGCCCATCACAATAGCCTCTCGCTCTGCTCGGCCTGCGCATAGTCCGCGCGGATCGCCTCGAAGATCGCGACCTGCTCGTCGGCCTGTTTCTGGGTCATGAACCCCGCCGCGATGCGGTTCGGGTAGACGCGCCGCCGGAAGCCGAGCTCGCGCTCGACCGCCTTGCGCTTCTGTTCTGCCGTGTAGATCATCGTGGCACCACCGTTCCGTCCATCCGTCGCTTGAATTTCGATTGCTTGCCGCCCGGCATCGGGTGCTTGCTCTTCTTGAGACCGAGGTGCGCGGCGCGCTTGCGGTAGACCATCGCCTTCTCGGCCACGTCCTGCTTGGTCTTGGCCTTGTGGCAGGCCCCCAGCAGGGTCCTGAGATTGCTCTCGCGGTTCTCGCCGCCGTTGATGATCGCGGTCGTGTGGTCGGTCTCCCATTTGTCGCCGGGAAAGATCGGCCGGTCGCAACCGCACTGGCAGATACCCTCGTCGCGCTCGAACTGCCGGACGCGGACATGCAGAGGCACCGGCGTGTCCGGCGTCTTTCCGATCCACTCCTTTGTTGAGCGGGCGGCGCTATCGGTCATCGCTGCGCCTGCGCGCGAGCCAATGCCGGGCCGTGAACTTCACGTCCTCGTCCATCTCGCTTGCTTTGTTGACGATCCAGTCGAGATAGGAGGGGTCGACCTTGGACCAGGGCGTGCCCTTGTGCTTGCCGAACTGGATCGCGCCGGGCAAGAGCGCCGGCTCGTTGGTCCACTGGATCAGCGTGTTGACCGGCTGCGAGGAGAGGGCGCGCGCCAGGATGTAGGCGGTGACGTAGGCATCGGGCCCCGCTTGATGAACCGGCTCGGCGCGGTGGCGCGTGAAGCCATAGGTCGAGTCAAGATCGAGGAAGTAGCGCAGCGTTTGGTTCTGGAAGTTCGGCGCGTCGGGCCAGAGCCGCATGCCGATCTTGCGCGTGCAGATCCAAGGCACGTCGCCGCCGGCAAAGAACTCGCGCTCGAATTTGGCGTTATGCGCGACGAAGGCGTCCGGCTTGGTCATGGAGCCCGCCTCGCCCATCAGCCACCGCAGATAAAGTTCCGGCGCCTCGGCATCTGCCACGTCGGAGTCGCTGATATGGTGGATCGCGCGCGCCTCCGGCGGGATCGGCCGGCCGGGATTGGCAAGGCGCGAGCGGGGCACGCCGACATGGGGATCGCCCGCGAGGTGGCTGACGTCGCACCATCCGACCTGGCAGATCGCCGCGTCGGGCGGCAGCCCGGTGGTCTCCAGATCAACGACCCTAAGCAGCATCCTTTGTCTCCATGAGTTCAGCCAGCGAAATGGCCTTGAGCTTTTCCAGCTCGACCTCGAACTGGCCGGGTTGCAACGCGCCTCGATCGCGATCACGCACCAGCAGCCAGACCTGTCGCATCCAGGTCTTCTCCGCCTCGTTGGGCTCGCCGCCGATCATCTGCCAGGCCTCGGTGTTGCGGGTGTGCAGCGAGGCCGCCCTGTCGCGCGGACCGGACATGCAGCGGACGTACGTGTCGCGCCAATCCGGAGCGAGCTGCGAGGGCTCTTCGATAGAATGAACGCCCGCGACTGCGGCCGGGGGGGAACCATCAGCCGCGGGCGTATCCGTCCGGCACGCATGACCAGTGGCGTCGGACGAATTGGAAAGGTGAACGCCCGCGGCCGCCGGGGGTGGGGACAGATCAGCCGCGGGCGTATCCGTCCGAGGGTAGTCGGACGAATCTTGAACTTGTGCGGAGAGCGCTGCGACGTCGACGCCGATCATGCCGGCGACAAAGTCCAAGACGTCCTGCTTGCTCTCCTGAAATTCTTCCTTGCTCATGGCATCGGGGCCATTGGTCTTCTGGCTCTTGGCGGTGGCTATGGTCACTACCGTGCCTTGCACGATGACCACGGCGGATTCGTCGAGCCGGCCGGCCAACGCCGCCACCTGGTTGGCGGTCTCGGCATTGCCGCAGACCACGGTGCGCTCGACGCACCAGTCGGTCTTGATCAGCGCCCATTTGCGCAGATGGTCGGGATCGGGAAAACGCGGCGCCAGATGCTCGGGCAGGTTCTTCCAGGCCTCGCGCACCGCCGCATGATAGTGGTCATGCGAGCGCTTGGACCGCGGCTCGTGGATCTCGATGGTGTAGTCGCCGCTCTCAACGAACAGGCGATCGAACGCCCATTTCTGGCGCGGCACCAACACGCCGTCCTTGCGGGTCACGTCGATGGGACGGGGATCGGTCATGCGTGGCCCGCCGGCGGCATGAGGTCGGGCAAGAGGCCGAGGTTTTGCAGGACCGCACTATGGGTGAGCAGCGCCAAGGCGGCCGTGTCGCTGCCCTTGTAGGTGTGCAGGGCATTGATGAGCCCGCTCATCATGCCGGCCATCGCCGCGAGCGCCTCCTCTGGTTCGAGGCCGGAGTCCTCCAGGCACTTGAGCGCCAGTTTTGCGGCGTCGTTAATTTTCGTGTCCATGGGTGTCTTCTCGGGTGTGGGGTTGAGCAGCTTCTTGAACGCGCTGATGTCGGTCTTGCTCTCGTCCTCGACGACGGGACGGAAGGAGGCGATCGGCCAGGGCGAGTTCTTCAAGCGGTCGCAGACGCAGGTGACGCTTGGCACCTCCCTAAGGTGGATGCCGGGGCCATACTTGGCCGTCTCAAATCCGGCGACGGTGTAGATCTTGCCTTGCTCGGGCGCGGCTTTGATCATCGCGCAGTGCGCCATGATCTCATTCAGGCGAGTGACGCAGATGACCTTCTGGCCGACGCGTTTGATCGGGTTCATGGCTCGACTCCGCGCCGCTCCAGCTCCGCCTCGATCGCATCGCATACGATCTCAAGCGGACTCAGCACGAGCCAGGCCCAGGCGCCGACGGCATCGCGGGCAAACAGGAGAGCCAGTGTCATGGGGCACCCAATTGTTCGACGGAGGCTTGAAGTTGCTGCATCAGCGGGTTGCGGCGAGTGGTGGGAGTAGCGCGGAACTCCGCTTCGATAGCGTCAACCTCTTTCAGGAAGGCGCGGACGATGGCTTCGTTCTCAGCAATCCTGGCGTCGTTGCGGTGAAGGCGTGCGACAAACAGGGCCATGTGCTCGGGAAATTCCGGGTGCCACGAAATAAAGTCGCACCACTTGCGGGTCGGGTTGCAGGCAAAATTCCAGTCGATCTGCGGCACGTAGTCGTCGGGCACGACGCCGGCGTGATAGTAGTCGAAATGGGTTGAGGGCTTTGGGCACTTGATCTCGATCAGTCCGTCCTCGCCGACAAAGCCGTCGGCGGACGCTCCGGACATTGCAATGGTCGGATGATCGACGAAGCCGATCTGCTGAACCTCGCAGCGGCGGCGCAGCTCATATTCGGCGCGCGCAGCCGGCTCGCGGAGTTGGCCGTCGAGCATTTCTTGCGTGACATAGGCCTGTTTTGGCTTGCCATGCAGTCGCTCGAACGCCAGCTCGAACATATAGTCGCGGCGTTCGGCTCGCCACTTGCCGTCTTTCCGCTTGCCGCAGACGTCGCCAAGCCGGGAGGCCGTGACCTTGCCGACCCGCAGCGCGTGCCATTCGGGCGAGCCCTGTTCGACGATGTGGATGGTCACAGCGGCGCCCTCATGGTTTCCAGCTTCGCCTTCGCCTGCTCGAAATGCTTCTGAGTCATCTCGGCCAGCGTTTCGACGTGGCAGGCCTTGCAGACGTTCTCGGCCTTGGCGTTGACCTCCTTGATCAGCGCCTCCAGCTCCTGAAGCTGCATGGCGGTGATGCCGGCCGCATCGGTGTCGCCGGCGGCGTTGCCGTCGTCGTCCTTGCCGATCGCGATGTTGAAGATCATGCCGAGCAGATAGCGCTTGCCGTAGGTGAAGGCCGAGCCGTGCGCGTGCGTCTTGGTCATGACGTCGCCACCCTTGGCGCCCTTGCCATCGGCGGGGATGTCGACGCGATAGACGCGGGTGTGGCTTATCTTGGCGCCCTTGACCGCATGGGTGAGGTAGGCGACCACCCGCACCATGTCCGCGCCGACCGCGCCAACCTCCTCGTCAAACGTCAGCCCGAAACCGGCGGCGGTATAGAGCGGCCGCAGCGCGCGATCGAGCGCGGCATAGGTCGCATAGCGGCTCTTGGTGCTGCTATTGGCGGCGTCAGCCGCGATGCGGACCATCTTGGCCTGCACCTCTGCCATGGCGGCATGGGCCGCGGCCTCCGCCTCGCGCTCCGCGATCTTGAGGGCGCGATCCTCCTCGCGGTCGCGGATGTCGAGCAGTGCCGCGAATTTAGCGACGTCGAAATTGGGGTCGCTGCCCGCACGCGCGATCAACTCCATCACGGTCGTCGGCGGCGGCGCCGCGGGCGGAGCGGCCGGCGGCATCACGGTGACGGCCTGCTTCGGCTTGGCGGTCTTCTTCGGCCTGGCCGGCTTGGTCTCAACGTCGTCGTCGGTCACGTCGGTCATGGCTTCACTCCCTGTTGAATATCGAATGCGTGACAAAGGTCGCTGGTCCGGCAATTGATCCTGTCTGCGAAGTCCGCGACCCGGGCCGCGGCCGCGCGCATCGCGGCGTAGTTTTCGTCGTCGCCCGCGATCTCAAGGCGGGCCACGGCGTCGGTGAACTGGTCGGCAAGGAATGAAAGCTCCAACGCCGTCGGCCGCGTCTTGCGGACCGTGGAGAGCGCGGCCCGCTGCCGCGCGGAGAGGGGCGCGATCATTGGCACTCTCCGAACTGGACGACGCCGCCGACCACGGCGTCCCGGCAGGGCATGTCCACCTCGACTAAGGCCCCCATCAAGAGGAGGATGCCAAGCAGGACTGCGGCAATGGCAAGGAAGGTGCGCATGTTCAATTCGCCGCCGGAACGTGCCAGCCGAACATGCTGCCGGTCAGCATGCGCTGCGCCTCGTCGTTGGAGATGCCGAGGCGCTCGTTCATGTGGGAGACGTAATCTTCGACGGAGAGCGCGCCGTTGGCGACCGTCGGCAGCGAGCCGTCGTCGAGGTCGGTCGTGTAGTAGCCGCTCTCGCCGCGCTTCACGATGCCGATGCGCTCGCCGATCTTGGCGCCGGGCACGACGACGTAGCAGAGGTCTGGTTTCTCTGTGCTCATGGATTGATTCCCTTGCTCTTGTTGAAGCAGGCCGTGCACAGACGCGCGGCAATCTGGTCGCTCAGGTCAGCCGATCTCCGCCCGCCATGGGCCGAGCCGATCCAGACCGGGGTCTGGCAGGTCTTGCAGTTGAACTGCTGCTCGGCGCCCTCGTCTGGCGGCGCGGGAGGCGTGTAGGCGTAATCGCCAAACATCAGGCCGCCTCCAGCTTGCGTGCGTGCTGCTTGATAGTGGCGTTGATCGTCTTGACCAGCGCGTCGGCAAGCGCCGCGTCTTCGAGGTGCAGACAGATGGTGCAGTGAGAGGCGCCGCCGGCGGTCTCAAACTCGATCATGATCGGAGTCGATTCCATATCGAGGAAGGCGTATGCCCGCATGATGCGGACCCGCTGCAGGGAAAAATCCGCGTACATCACGCCGCCTCCGCTTCGGTGGAGGGCGACACGTCGTGCATCAGGTCTTCTAAGGTGGGGGCCATTCGACGCGCTCGGCGCGCCCGGCGTTGGATTCGTATTGCCGCGACGTAGGCTATGCGGTCGAGATCGTCGTGGGGGTAGGAGGTCAGGCGGGTCATTTCCGTTCCCTCAAACTTCGAATTGAACAGAAAATAATTCGGTAAATCTGGGGAGTCAAGCCTAACCTGGATTTTAATTCGGACGCGGGGTATAGCAATTCTGTGATCGATTCGGGCGGGGCTCGAATCGATCCAATTGCCGAACCTGTTGAACGTGAGGCGCTGGGTCTGCTCGGAGGCTCCCGCTGGCGCGCGCGTCCATAGATGGTCGGATAGGCACCCGGCGGGCCGAAATTGGCCGGGCGGCGCATCAAGGCGCCGTCGAGTCTTTCACGGATTCTTGAGCGACCAGGCGGAACTAACCCACCCGAACCGATGCCGGTGGAGACCGGCGCGGACCAAGCGCGACAATACGTACCCCAATCTTCGGCGCCCCCGGCCATCAAGCGGGGGAGGGCGGCTGGCCACCGATAACAGGCATCGCGCGGAAACCTGGTTTGAAACTATCTCCTACCCGAGACTGGTGGTGCTATCCCGTAGCCAGTCGTGCCCGCGGAGAGAGGTTTCTCTTACGTAGGGGGTATAGCGGGTTAGGGAGAGCTATGCCTTGAGGAGACGGGGGCCACGCGAAAGAGCGACTGGGCGCGGCGTCGTGTGCGAGCGGTCAGTCCCTGAAGGAGGCCCCGACAATGCGGTGAATGGCGACCACGTCCTTGCGCGCATAGGTCAGCACTTTGGGAGGATTGAGCTGGCGCACCTTCACCACCTTGTCATCCATCGAGACGAAGCGGCGGACCCAGGCAACGGTGCAATCCTTGTCAAAATTGGCCTGAATTACGACTTCATCATCCTTGCGGACGGGTACGTGGGGATTCACGTAAGCGACATAGCCCTGCCGCAGCGCCTCCTGCATCGTGTTGTCCATCACATAGACCGCGTAGGCGCCCGGCACCGTTGAAATACTAGCCGGTGCGTCAACAACGCCGACGACATCTCTGCCCTCGGTCATGAACTCCAGACCGCCGCCGCGACCTTCCATATTAATGCCTCGAACTTGAACCGTTCTAAATTGAGGCGTGTCGCGTAACACCGTGTTCCCGGTCCCTTCAATTAAATAACTGGGACCGCGATCACGTTCCGGCGACTCGCGGTTCTGCGACGACTCGGTGCCTTCGCTGAGCCACTGCCGGCTGACACCGAGGGTAGCTGCTATGTCCGGCACCAACGATCCTCGCGGCTGTCCAACGTCTCCGGTGCGATACTTCTCTATGCTCCTCTTTAACTTGGTACGATCTCGCGGTTTTCCAGTCACACTGTCGTGGTCAAAGCCGCGCGCGAACATCTGGTCGGCCAATTGCGGCGTCGTCCAGTTCTTCTCGACGAGCTTGGCGTCGAGCCGCTTTCCCCACGGGTGTTTGATAGCTTTTGCGTGCATGTCCATCATAGGCGCCCCCATTACTTACAAGATCCTTACTTCTACACGATTCACAACTTCGCGCGGAAAAAAATTCGAGCCCGAATTGGGGCCCTTGCGGCGCGAATTAAATTCGGCCATATTCGGCCGCATGCGAATAGCCCGAACGATTCGACAAATCATCGACGCCGCCGGAGGCCGCGTAGCGGTCTCGGCCGCCGCATTCCACGCCGGTCACGAATTGACGACCGGAGCCATCCACAAGTGGGAACACAACGGCATCCCCGACCGATACTGGTCGGTCATCATGCCGCTGGCGAAGGCGACGCCCGCCGATCTCTTCCACGCCAACGAGTTAGCGCGCGCGGAGAAGGCGGCGTGATGACCTCGCTGTGCATTGCCGTCGGCCTTCTGGGGTGCATCTGCGCCGGCATTTTGATCCAGCGTGTATTTGAGTAGGAGTTTGAACATGAACGACACATTACACGATCATTACGCCGAGCGGTCCCAATTGGCCTGGGAACCGGCAAAGATGTTGCGCGCGCTGACCGAGCCCTGGCCGGCGGGCGAGCGCACCAAGCGCGCGATCGACCGCGCCGCCAAGCTTGCCGGGCTGTCTTACTGGCGCGCCTTCGACATCTGGTACGGCAAGGCGCGCCGCGTCGAACCCCACGAAGTCGAAAACATCAAGCAAGCACTGGATGCCAAGAATGAGCGCGAGCGGACGGACGAGCAGGCGACACGAGACGAACTTCGTACTCTCAAATTGCGGATCGCGCGGCTTGAGGCCCGCCTGGATGCGGATGCCGCGGACGTTCTTGGCCCGACGCCTGACCTTGCTGGGAACACTGTGTGTGGCGGCGGCTGAAGCCGTCGCGCCGTGGCTTGGCTGAGGAGTTGCGGAATGAGCTGGTTCGAATCCGGATGGACCATTCCGGCGCAGTCAACGGTTCAGCGTTTCACTAACAGTTAAGAAGGGGCAGCCCATGCCTAACGGCACGCAATCTGCGTGGACGGACGAACTCGTCCAAAAACTCAAGCAGCTACACGCCGACAAATATTCGGCGCGGCAGATCTCCGAGGCGCTGTTCGCGCAGGACGGGGTGTTCTTCACGCGCAATGCGATCGTGGGCAAGGCCTACCGCCTGCGGCTGTTGCGAGAGAAGCCGGCGCCGTCGCCGAAGGTGCCGCGCATTCGCAAGCCGAGGGTCCGCGCGGAAAAGCCCGCGACGCCGAAGCCCGCGAAGAAATCGTTGCCGCCGCAGCCGTTCACGTTCACGCCGCGCGTCGTCGCGCTCGCGCCGCGCCACATCACGTTCGCCGAGATCAACGGCGGCACCTGCAAATATGAATGCAGCGAACAGGACGACGCGGCGGCCTTCACCTTCTGCGGCCACCCGCCGGCGCCGGACAAGCCGTATTGCGCGGCGCATTGCGGCCTCACCTACATCGCGCCGCAGCCGTTCAAGCCGAGCTACGTGCGGAGGTTTGCGGCGTGACGATCACCGTGGCCACCAAGATCGCGCAGCGCGAGCAGATCATCGCGGACGTTCTGCGCCATCACGGTATCACCCGGGACGATTTATTCAGTCGCTGGCGCAACGCCGATCTGGTCGAGGCGAGGGCTGACGCCGCGCGGCGATTACGGGCGGCCGGATTCACGCTCAAGGCCATCGCCCGCGCTCTGAGGCGGGACCACACCACCGTGATGTATTACATCGATGACACCCGGCGGCGCATGGATCGCGCCCACGAAGACACCCCGCCGATCGACCTCGTCAAAGAGGGAATGATCGTGGCGCTCTGGCAGCGCGTTGGCCTGGACACTTACGACATTGCCGTGAAGCTCGGCCTGCGTGAATGGCAGGTTCACAATCGCTTGCTGCATCTGCGTGAGGGCAAGCGGTGACGTCACGCTTCGACCATCTGCGCACCGACTACCGCGTGGTCATCGCCGACCCGCCCTGGTCGTTCAAATCGAACAGCGCGGCCAAGCCGGGCCGCAATGCCATGCGCCACTATGACGTGATGCCGCTGGCGGAGATCGCGGCGTTGCCGGTCAAGGACGTTGTCGCCGACGATGCGGTGCTCTGGCTCTGGATCACCGGGCCCTTCCTGGCGATCGGCGCGCACAAGCCGATCATGGCCTCGTGGGGATTCGAGCCGTCGGGGATGGGGTTTGTCTGGGTGAAGCTCAATCCGAGCGCAGGCGCAGCGGCGTTCTCAGAGCGCGACCTGGCGACGGGCGGCGGCTTTACCACGCGCAAGAACTGCGAGTTCGTGGTGATCGGCAAGCGCGGCAAGAGCGTGCGCAAGTCGGCCAGCGTGCACGAGGTCATCATCGAGCCCAGGCGCGAGCACAGCCGAAAGCCGGAGAAGTTCTATTCCCGCGTCCAGGCCTATTCCGATGGACCATATCTCGAACTCTTCGCCCGGCAATCGCGCGACGGCTTCGATGCCTGGGGCCAGGAATCCACCAAGTTCGATCCACCGCAAGCAGCATAGGAGTGTGAAGAGTGAAGAACGTGCCGCCCGCACAATTCCCGGAGAACGCGCCGGTCATCGCGGTCAATCTGTATAAGATCATCTCCGCCAAGGCCATGGCGGACGAGGCGCGGGCGGATTTCGCCGCCGTCGTCAAGAGCGCGAAGGCAAAGGGCATCAACCTTACGGCCGCCAAGGACGCGCTCGCCGCGATCAAGGCCGGCAAGGTCGACGAGGTGATCGCCTACACCAAGGCGCTGTTTCTCTACCTGCGCATCCTGCGCCATGGCGTCACTGACGACCAGATGTCGCTGGACCTGGAATCGGCGTTGGCGCCGGTCGAGGAACGCGCCGCCGAAGACGGCCGCTTTGCCGGCATGTCGGGCGACGCCGTGACCGAGCAAACCAATCCGCACGCGCTCGGCACCAAGGCGGGTCAGGCCTGGCTCGCGGCCTTCCGCGACGGCCGCGCCCAACGCGACATGATCCTGTCCATGGCCGAAGAGGTCGAGGCGGAAGACGACGAGGACTGAAATGCCGACCGTTGAGAGCAAGCTCATCGACATCGCGGGCGAAAAGCGCGGCGAAACCGAGCGCGCCATTCGTCTCTACGACGGCAAGACAACCGCGTGGTGCCCGAAAAACCTCGTCGAGGACAACGGCGATGGGACCTACACCATGCCGGAGTGGCTCGCGCTGGAAAAGGGCTTCGTCTGATGATCGTAGGAGGCTTCGACATCGCAACGACGACCGGCTGCGCCATTCTTGACGGCGACACCGTTTTGCGGTGCGCGGCCTTCTCGCCGGAGGGCGAAACCGACGCGGAGATCTTCCATGGTTTCCGCGCCTGGTTTCGCGGCCTCCTGCGGCACTACAGCGTCGACCATATCGCGATCGAACAGCCCCTGGTGACGGGGAGGGCGCCCGGCACCTTCCGCACCTACCTCCGGCTTTATGGCTTGCGCGCCATCGCGTTGCAGTCGGCGCAGGGCCTCGGCATTCCGCTGATCGAGGTGCATCAGATGAGCTGGCGCAAATCCTTCACCGGCAAGGCGCGCGCCACCAAGGAAGAGACTCTGGCGCTGGCGCAGACGATGGTGCCGGGCCTCAAATCAAAAGATGCGGCCGAAGCCATCGGCATCGCCCGGCATCTGATCACAGTGTTGAACCGCGTTAGTGAAACCTCTGAAGTGGGGGATGCAGCGTGACTGCCGTGACTTCCGTTAGCCAGATCATCACGTTGACCGATCTGATCGACTATTTGGCAACGCGCGGCCTTAGCGCGGGCGAGGCGGCAGAGATCGCGCACAAGGGCTTTCGGCTCGGCATCGAGTCGGTCAAGCCGCGCAAGAAGCCGAAGCAGCTCAGTCTGATCGACAAGGAGACGACCTGGCCTGAGGACTTCGCGCCGACGCCGGCCTTGTTGCGATACGCCACCGAGCGCGGCTTTGACGAGCGGACCGCGCAACGCATGTGGGACAAGTTCCGGAACAAGAGCCAGTCTTTGGGCAAGCGGTTCATAAAGTGGGATGCCGCTTGGCGGACGTGGGTGGATAACGAGCTCGACTACGCTGAGAAGAGCAAGGCGCCGCGCCCCGAGCAGAACAGTTACATCGACGGGAGACTCTGATGGGCGAGCGCGACGTCGACCGCCTCATGCCGGTGTTGCTCACCGTGCCGCTGCCGGCAAGCCTCGCAGGCGCGTTGCTCAAATACGCCGCCGAACAGGGCGCGCAGCCGGAAACCGTGCTGCGCGAAGCGTTGCGGGCGTACCTGGGTGAGCAATGAAGACCGCGCGCGACATCCTGATCGAGATGCGCATCACGGAGCGCGCGAGCCGCGGCGGCGAGTTCAGAACGCTGTGCCCCTTGTGCTCGCACAAGCGCAAGAAGAAGCGCGACCCGTGTCTCGCGGTCAAGATCGATCAACTGGGGGTGCAGTGGCATTGCTTCAATTGCGACGACATGAGCGGAGGCCAATACTTTGACGGCGGCAAGGACACTCGGACCGATTGGCGTGGCAGCCATGGAAAAGCGCGGCATCAATCCAGAAACGGCCGCCCGATACAAAGTCTATACAGGTAGAGAGACCGAGGCCGGCGAGGTGTTGCCCGATGACGAGGGCAACGTGCTGGTCTTTCCCATCATCGAGAACGGCATCGTCGTCGGCGAAAAGTACCGCGGCCCGAACAAGAAGTTCTGGCAGAAGAAGGGGTCAAAGCAAGCCTTCGTCGGCGGCGACGTGCTCGACGCGCCGGTGCTGCGGATGGATTGGAATCCCTCCCAGGACATCCACACGCAATCGCTGGTCATCACCGAAGGCGAGCCGGACTGGCTGACGGCGCTCGACGTCGGCGCGATCGCCGTCTCCGTGCCGGCCGGCGCGCCGCCGCCGCCGAAGGAACAAAAGGACCCGGACGACACCACCGACGATGTGAGCGGCAAGTTCGCGTTCCTCTACCACGCCCGCGACCGGCTGAAAGAGATCAAGCGCTTCATCATCGCAGTCGATGCCGACACCAATGGCAAATATCTCGCCGAAGAGCTGGTCCGCCGGCTGGGCGCCTCGCGCTGCTATTTCGTGGCCTATCTGGGGGGCGCCAAGGACCTCAATGAGGTGTTGATGCGCTTCGGCCGTGAGGGCGCCCACGCCGTGCTCGCCGAGGCCAAGCCCTATCCGCTCAAGGGCATCTATTCGCTCGCCGACTATCCCGACGCGGCGCCGATCCAGACGTTCTCGACCGGCTTTGGCGAAAATCTCGACAAAATTTTTAAAACGTTTCTGCCGTCGTTCACGGTGGTGACCGGCCTGCCGGGAAGCGGCAAGTCAACCTGGGTCACCAACCTCTGCGTCAACCTCGCCGCGACTCATGGATGGCGCGCGGCGATCTTTTCACCCGAGCTGCCGGTGGTCCCGCATCTGCGGGACAAGATGCGCCGCATCATCAAGGGCGAGCCGGTCGAGCGGATGACGCGCGAGCAGGTCGCCAGCGCCGACGCCTTTATCAACGAGCACTTCGTCTTTATCGACCATGACGTTGCCGGCGACGGCGACGCGGACTTAACCGTCGATTGGTTGCTCGACCGCGCCTATGACGCGCTGATGAGGTTTGGCATTCGCGTGCTGGTGCTCGATCCCTGGAACGAGATCGAACACGCCAAGAGCCGGCACGAGCTCGGCACCGAATACACCAACCGCGCGCTGCGGAATTTAATCAAATTTGGCCGCCGGCATGGCTTGGCGACCTTCGTGCTGGCGCACCCGACCAAGGAGGTCGGCAAGGACGGCAAGGCGAGGGTGCCGACGTTGTACGACGTCGAGGGCTCGGCCGCCTGGTTCAACAAGCCGGATTTTGGAATCGTCATCGACCGGCCCGATCCGAAGATCGACAAAACCCATCTCTACGTGCGGAAGGTTCGCTTCGAGGGCACCGGCGACAAGGGCCATGTGGTCCTGCAGTTCAACCGCGAGAACAGTCGGTTCGAGCAGCTCAACGGAAATCGGTCGGAGCCGGGATGACCGCCACGCTCGCCCAGCTCATCCGCGAGTTCCGCATCGAGATCGTGCCCAACAAGTTGAACCGGGGGCGCGGTGCGCGGCAGACCTGCGCCGGCAAGACGCTCGATCGGATCTTCCAGCAGCGCGGCTATGACCATCTGCGCACCGTGGTGATGTCGATCGTCGAGACCAGGCCGAACAAGCAAATGCTCGTTGCGCCGGTGATGTGGGCGGTGTCGGACGTTTTGCATCTCTACCCGGAATGGTTCGGCGACGCGTGGCTCAAGAATCTCGACGAGCTCGATCTCGGCGAGGCCTACGAGCGGGCGAAGCAGAACCGCAGCATCATCAAGCCTCGCTTTTGGGTGGCGTGTCTATTGGTCGAGCGGCTGTGGCCCGCTCTGAAGACGACAGCAGGAGAATAGTAATGTGGACTCCAGAGGACGTCAGCGAGAGGTTTATCGAGGCGGCCGACGTCGAATATCGCATGCTGGTCAAGGGCATGACGAGGGGCGGCAATGCCTGGCCGTCCTACGCCTACACCCGCGAGGATTATGAGGGCTGGGACGACGCGGCGCGCGCCGACAATCTGGCAAACTGGCAGGGCCGCAAAGTCACCAGGTCGCCCGAGATCAGCCGCTGGGAGGAGGTTTTTTTCGTCTGGACCAATCGCTACATCCCAGACCTGCGGGCGCGCCAGACGGTCTGGACCTGGGCGCATTGCATGGCGCACGGGCCATCTTTCGTCTTTGTCTGCGAAAAACGCGGATGGGTGAGGCGCACAGAATATGCCCGTAAAGAGCGGACTTTTGCAGATCTTGCCGAGACGTTGCGCAACAACGACGTGTTGTTCCGCCCGGCCGAGCAAATTCCACTTGCACAACAAACCGATGTTTTGGCAGGTAATGGCGATAAGGTCGGCGCTTCGCGCGACCGCACAAACCACCCTCCCTTTCGCGCTGAATCGCCCCGGCATCTGCTCACGACGGATGCGGCGATCGCCGAGTTCGAACAACACCTCGCCGACGAGAACGAGAGGCGCCGCAAGGCGCGGCTGCGCAAGTCGCTGCGCGGCGTTCCCGGTGGCGAGACGGAGACGGTGTGATGGCTGTCACGCAACTGCGCACCGTCTACATCCGTGAGATGGTGAGGCGCTTTATGGAGGATCACCTCGGCTGCACGCCGAAGGAGATCGTTTTCGCCACCGGCCTGACAGTGGGTCAGGTCATGGCCGCGCGCCGCGCGATCCGCAACGAGTGGACTGGCAACCTCGCGAGAACTAGCGCCGTCGATTCTCATGACGCGATCCGCAAGGGCATGGCGAGGATTCAATCTGGTTACGGATTGATCGGAGGCGAGTCCTGATGGGCGAGGTGATCAGCTTCCGCCGCGCCCGCTTGACCGGGTTCCTGCCTGACGATCTGGGCGAAGACGACGCCAAGAAGTGGCGCCATGCCAGGCGCGCCAAGATCCCGCCTTTGCTGTCACCCGGCCGCGACGCCGGCTCGATTGCCGACCTGATCCCATTTGCCAAGAAGGGCGCCCCGCCCGAGCAGGCGGGGGATTAGGACTGCTCGCGGCCGATACGCCGCTCGACGAAATCGACGAACCACTGAAAAATAATGGCATAGTCGCGGGTGGCCGAAGGGTCGACCGACAGCCCCTCAACGATCAGGCCGACCAGGGCCCCCACCGGTCCGGAAGGGCCATCGCCGTCTTCCCATTTGCGCACGGTGTCCTTGCCGTTGCCGGTCGGGTCGGCAAGCCCGATCAAACGCGCCATGTCGGAGAGCGAGATGCGCTCGCCGAGATAGTCACCGATCAGGTGGCGCGCGTCTTTCAACTCTTCGCCGGTCATTGCGCTTCTCCTTCCTCGCGGCTGTGCCGGCGCCAGTGATAGCGCGGCGCGGTGGTGATCGCGAATAGATTTCAGGATGTCCTGACCTTTCTGAAATGCCGGCCGTGATGCCAGCCGAGCTTGCCTTGGACTCTTACGCAGCCCTTGAGCACGCCGCCGTGGCGGTTGCCGCCGATCGCATTGACCTCGCGCTTGATCGCCAGCGGCCCAAAGTCGACGTCCTGCACAACATCACCGAGCCGAAGCTCGTGCCCGGCGCAGTCGTAAGCTTTCTGTTTCATGGCAGCGCCATCCAGATCAGGATGAACAGGCCGATCCAGATCGGCACGAAGATCAGTTCCGGAATCAAAAAACGCTTCATCGGTATCTCCATCGCTGGCGGGGCGTTGCCCCTGGTCGCAGAAATAAATTCGGGTTTAATCGGGAAAAAACGGGGCGGCATTCGCGCCGCCCCAGTCTGGGAGGAAGGGTTAGGCCGCCATCTCCATGATCTTGGTGGCGGCGGAGTCGAGCGCGTAACGGTCCGAAGCGTTCGGCAGATCGCGGGCGATCTCGGTGAGGCCGCCGGCATATCCCCACGCCGTGTTGGGGGCGCCGTACCAGTCTACCCGCTGCTCGGCCAGGTCATAGGCCTGGGACGCGACCGACTTGGTCAGACCGCCGACCTTCAGCTTGAAGATCGCGTCGAGGACGTCCTCCTTCTTGGCGCCGATCACATAGCGGCGGCAGCGCTCGACCATCAGTTCGTCGTCCTTGGCCGAGGCCTCCGCGTACTTCTTGACCTCGACGGCCATCATGTCGAAGGCTTTCGAGGACTGGTCGTGACCGATGTGGAAGATCTTGGCTTCCGCCACGCCCTGCGCGCCCCAGACGCGGTGATTGCCGCAGACGTACTCGTAGAAGAAGGTCATGATCTTGAAGGCGGCGTCGCCGACTTCGGAGTTGGAGACAAAGAAACCGCGGCCGAGTCCGCCACCCGGGCCGGTCTCGAAAATGCGGCGGTTGTTGTCGACCAGAAACGCAAACATATCGCGGTCGCCGAGGTAGAGGCCGCGGGAACCGTCGAACGCCGCAGGTGCCGGCTGCCAGGGGCCGTTGGCCTCGAGCTCGAGCAGGCGCGCGGTGATGTCCGCGTTCCAGATGCGGGAGTATTTGTCTGACGTCGCGGCCCGCGCCACGACGCCGGAGCCGGTGTTGCCGAGCAACACTTGCACCGAGCGGTCATCGGCATCGCCGCAATGTTCGTCGAGGCCGTGGTTGATGCAGTCGGCGGCGATCGCGGCCGGCAGGTTCTTCAGGTACGCGCTCGGCGCGTGCGCCCGCTGGCAAAGCTGGGAAAAAGACCAGTTGGTCATGGTGGCGCCGGACACGTTCGGGCCAGTCAGGGTGAGGGCATGGCCCTCGGCCGCAACGCGCAATGCGTTGGCCTTGATTTCCTCGACGCGGGCGGAGGTGCGGAAGCGCAAGGCCGCCGCGTGCATCTCCTGCAGCGAGCCGAAACGCTCGTCAGCCGGACGGTTGGCCCATTCGTTATGCGCGTTGATCAGGGTGGTCATCGTTTAGGTCTCCTGGTTGTTGGGGCGTCGCCCCTGGCTCCAAACAAGCGGGGCGTTGCCCCGTCAGTGATCATGTGTTAGCCGAAATAAATTCAGACAGCAAGCGGAAGCCAGAATTATTTTCGTAAAGGCTTCAAGAGTGCGTGAGGGTTTGAGTGATGCGTCGATCGAGTGTCTGGTGGGATGTGTGCCTGTTCGCAGGACTGGCGCTGTTTTGTTTCGGCTGGGCCGCCTACGGGGGAGCGTGGGTATGAAGGCTCTGACCCAAAGCTGGCAGCGCTTCGTTGCCGCCCTTGTGCTGTTTGCCGGTGTTCTCGCCTTCAACGGCTTCATCGGCCTCGGCTTCTGGTTTTTGTTTTTCGCGCTCGTCGTCTGGGGGAATGAGAGATGAATCCCAGCCGCGAGCAGCGCAAGTTTCACCGCCGTGTCCAGGCCGCGATGACGAGAGCATATGCGCCGGGCCGCGAGCAGCGGATGGCTGACGCGCAAGCCAAGCGTGACCGCAAGGCCGAAAAGCGCGCACTGGACGCCAAGCGCGCGCACGAAGCGCAGACGCTGGCGCTCTACCGCATGCTGTCGCGGGAGGCACGAGGATGACTACTCGCCAGAAAGGCCACCCGCGGCCGGCTGAGACCTATCGCGGCTATATCCGCAACACGACAGGCAAGTTCGAGCAGGCGCGCATGATGCGCCGCGCGCGTTGGAAGGCTCTCGGTCTGGCCGATACCCTCGCCAAGCGGCGGGCGACAACATGAGCGACAGCGCCAGGGTCGGGCTTGTCATCGACTTCATTTATCTCGGCATCTTTGCGCTGCCCTGGCTCGCCGCGATGCTGATGCCAATACGGAAAGCGCGATGACGCCGTACCTCATCTTAACGCGCCTTGCCATCGTCGGCTGGGTCTGGTGGGCATTGCTGCCGTTTGAACTCGTCTGCGATTCGATCGACGACGAGCTTGAGCGCAGGGGAGTCTGGCTCGGATGATCCACGCCGGCCGCGGTCTCTCCCCAACCTACACGGTCGAGACGCCGGGCGAGTTGCGCATGCGCATCAAGCCGGACGGCAACAGCGCCCGCTTCGAGCAGTGCTGGTGCGTCCAGACCAGGGACAAGACCGGCCAGCTCATCGAGTCCAAGTGGGAATGGCGCGAAGTGAAGCAGGTCTCGTGGGATGGAATGCCCATCACATGAAAGCGCACGCGCCTACGATCATCCTTTGCTACCCGGCTGACCGGACTGAGTCCTGGTTTGTACAGGGCAGCACCCGCGGCATCGCCGAGGGCACCTATTTGGCGGTCATTGCGCAGGAAAAGGCCAAGCCGCCGCTCTATCGCGTCATCTGCCAGTTCAAGGTCGACCAACACGAGGCCTATGCGCCTCAGTCGGCCTATTATCACTGAGGTCTAAAGGTAAAATGCGCGTCACAGGTCGCGTGAAGTTCTTCAAGGACAGAGAAGGCTACGGCTTCATCAAGCCGGATGACCGCGCCCCAGATGTCTTCGTCCATCGCACTGACCTGCAGGATTCCTGCGCACAGCGATCAGACCGCATCAACGGCCGCATCGACGTCATCTCGCCCCTGATCCTCTATTCCGATGATCGCCTCTCTTATGAGCTGGGCCCGAGCGGCAAGGGCAGGGGCCCGAAGGCCGTGCTCGTCGAGTTAATTGGGCAGTAAGCCGTGGGCAAGAAGACGCATTACCATCGCGGCCAGCCCCGGAGTCGGCTTGACATCATCCTGTTCGGCATCTTGTGCCTGGTGGTCGCGCTGAGCATTGCCCACGAAGGCATCGCGCGCCACCTGGCGCAGCGGCCGCGGGCCCATTGGAGCGTCCCAGCGTGAGCATCATTGCCGAAGACTTTGACGACATCGCGCAGCGCTTGAAAGAGCTGGAGCGCGAGAAGGCGCAACGGATCGAACGACAGCCGATCGCGGCTGACGAGCCGGTGAAGATGGAGGGTCATTTGCATGGAAACGCTTCGATCAATGCGTTGATCGCCATCGGAGTAAAGTCCTGATCTAGTTCGGCCGGGTGATTGTCGGCATACTTGAGGAACACCAACACCATTTGTCCTCGCGACACTTTTGGTCCTACGCAAGCGTGTAGCACCGTTTGGTTTGGATCATCTTTACCTTCAACAAGGACCCGCGCGAAGGTCTGCAGCACGTCGAACGCTCCCCAGCACCACTGCGCGCCAGGTGAAAGAAAAATTTTGCCGTCTGGTCTAAGACCGTTTACTACTTCGCGACACGATCCCATCGCGTTAAGCGCACTCTCAGCCCGCGCATTGCCGACCGCGGCGAGAAAAATGGCTAAAGCACCGACGTACGAGGGTAGTCGCCGTATTTCCCGATGTATCCAATACGGCAGAGGCATTGTTATCTCCCCGAAATATCTGGCCGGAAATCCCCATTGTCGCACCGCATTGCGACGGTGGCAGGGCAGAACGCCGCCCTCCGATACAGCCTCACATAGATCAGTAAGGGTTTGAGTTCCAGTGGGTAAACTCCCGTCTATAAAAAAGCAAAATCATTGGCCCGCGGACGTTGTCGAGCGGCGCAAGGTCAAGGACCTGGTGCCCTATGCCAAGAACGCCCGCACCCATAGCGACGAGCAGGTCGACCAGATCGCCCGCGCGATCGAGGAGTGGGGCTGGACGGTCCCGTGCCTGGTGGACGAGAAGGGCGGGCTTATTGCCGGCCATGGGCGCGTCCTGGCGGCAAAGCAGCTTGGCCTGGATGAAGTTCCTGTGGTGGTCGCCCGCGGCTGGAGCGAGGCGCAGAAGCGCGCCTATGTGCTCGCCGACAACAAGCTGACCGAGAACGGCGGCTGGGACGATGACCTGCTCAAGGTCGAGATCGCCGAGCTGCAGGACGAGGGCTTTGACCTGGAGCTGACCGGCTTCTCGACGGACGAGATCGGCGAGCTGTTGGACGCCACCGAGGGCGACGACATCGAGGACGCGCCGGACTCGAAATACAAGGAGCAGTATGGCGTCATCGTCATCTGCCGCGATGAAGCGCACCAGCAAGAAGTGTTCGAAAGCTTGGCTGGCTCTGGTTACGAGGTTCGGGTAGTCGTGACTTGATGTCACAGCGAACGATCCACTTCTCAGAAATTCACACCGCCCGCGTCACGGCGGGCGAAAAGCGCTGCACGATCCGAGGGCCTCGCAAGCTGCCTATCGCGGCCGGGGATACGCTTAAGCTGCGGGGCCCGCGCTTTGCAGGCTACGGCAAGGCACACCCACAGCCGGCCCGCTTATTGCGAACGGCGACCTGTACCGGCGTCAACGAGGTGGTGCTGCACTTCGCCAAGGATGGCTCGGTCTGCAAGATCGACCTGTCGGGCCCGCCGTTCTGCGCGCCGAACAGTGTGGCGGAGTTCGCTCGCATGGACGGCTTCAAGGACGAGCGCGAGATGGGCCGCTTCTTCATCAAGCTCTATGGGCCCGAGCCGTTCAAGGGCATCTTGATTCGCTGGTAGGTTAGCCTGTCACCTTGCCGCCGGCATGGCGCGGGTGATCGAGAACTAGTTGCGTTCAGCAGCGGCCGCCCACCAAGACGGGCGCTGCTCAAATTCTTCAAATGCTGCGTTCAACTTCTTGGTCATTTCTTCGGCAAGCAGGATGAACTCTGGGGCCAACCCCGATACGCGGTCGGGGTGGCATTGCTTTAACCGATCGACATACGCCGCTCGTACCGCTTTGTCTGGAGCCGATGGGGCCACGCCCAAGACTTCCCACCATGCACTACCGTTCGGCTGAGGAGCGCGCGTACGCGCTTCAAGTTCTGCTATGTCGCGATATTTTTGTTCGGATTGGCCGACATCTTCCCAGTACGCCGAAACGCGCTCTACGTCACCAGAGAAGCTGACCGGGTTCAGCAATTTCGCGACTTGATTGTGAAAAGCCTCTATTACTTGACAGCAGGCATAGAGGTCTTCCCAGTAGCCGGTCTCTGAAGCAACTTTTAGGGCTACATCCCATACGTCCATCAGCTTGGCACGCAAATCTACCATATCTGCTATGTTCATCTGATTTGTTCCGGCGCGGTCAGGCGAAGCGCAGCGTGAAGTTTGCGCGCGGAAGGTGGGTGGAGTTTATTGTTGGCATGGAAACGCATCTTGCGCGGCCATCAGCAACGACGCGCCCACCGGCTCTTCATTCAACTGTGGGTGTTTGGACATATAGTCCTTGAGCACACTGACATACTGTTGCAGAGACAGTGCTAACTTTGGCGGAGGGCAATAAAGAGGCCTCTGGTTAATATGGCGGTTTCCGGCGTTGGCCCATTCCAGTCCCTGCCTCAGGCCCTGAATGTACGTTATCACGATTTTGCTTCCGCTGTCGTAATCCTTCAATGCATCTTGCGTACTGATTTCAGCTCTCACCGGCGACGCCGCGATCAGTGCCAAGACGGTTAAGCTCAATAGTCTCGATTTCATAAATCTGCCCCCCAGCCCATCGGCAGTCTTTCGCAACGTGCTGCCGCGCGCAAGTGCCGGGGGCAATCCTGTGGAAATCCTGCGATGCTTTCCGCCAGCGCTATGCATGTCTTGTTATTGCGCGCCAAAGATTTGTGAAAATCGGCCAAAGCTGCGACTGACGAGGCGCTGTTCATCACATGAAGATCGAGATCAGGAACCGCTGCTCGGACTTCACGAGTTACCGGGCGGCGCGAGTCAAATCGCTGTTCAACGCCGAGAGTGGCTGCAACTTCGATCTTGACGCAGAGCTGGATTTATCCGGCGACTGGTCGATCGGCGTCGTGGTTGGTCCCTCCGGCTCCGGCAAGACCTCGATCGGCCGGCAGATCTTCGGAGACCCGGCGCCGTTCTGGACTCCAGCGTGGCCGGCGGACGCGCCGATCATTGACGCGATTGCGCCGGCGGGCGACTTCAACGCGGTGACCGGGGCGCTGGGCAGCGTCGGCCTCGGGAGCGTTCCGACCTGGTTGCGCCCTTATCCGGTTCTGTCCAATGGCGAGAAGTTCCGCGCCGACCTCGCGCGGCTTGTCTGCGATGCGCCAGACGTTGCCGTCGTGGACGAGTTCACATCCGTGGTCGATCGCCAGATCGCAAAATTCGGAGCACTGGCGTTCGCCAAGGCGTGGCGCCGGCTGAAAGGCAAGCAGGTCGTTCTCTTAACCCCTCACTATGACGTGGTCGAATGGCTTGAGCCCGATTGGGTGTTCGACACGGCGAAGCGCAGCTTCGCAAGGGGGTTACTTCGGCGACCTAAGTTCGATCTCGAAATCTGGAAGACAGACGGCAGTCTCTGGCCGTTGTTTGAACCGCATCACTATCTGAAACTGCCGCGCATGGTCGGCGCCAAATACTACGTCGGCACCGTCGACGGCGAGCTTGCCGTGCACCTGGCAGTCTCCAGCATGAACAAGGGTAAGTCGGTCGAGGCGCGCGCCTGTCGGCTGGTGACCATGCCGGAATGGCAGGGCGCCGGCGTCGGTTTTCGCTTCCTGAATGAAATCTGCGCCATGCAGGAGCGTGGCTACGAGAACGCGCGGCTCCCAGGCCGCAAGACCACGACACTGTTTCACACGTCACACCCGCAATTGTGCCAGGCGCTCCGGCGCGACAAACGCTGGCGGCAGCTTTCCGGCAACATGGTCGGCAACAACAAGGCGCGCTCAAGCGCCTCGATCCGCAAGTCACAGTCGGCACACGGCAAGCCCATGGTCGGCAGCGGTGGCGGCTACGGCGGCCACTTTCGCGCGGCGCAGGGCTTCCGCTATTACGGCCAGAAGGGGCTCGATGCCTAACTGTCGCTATCCGGCCTGCCTCGGCGCGGCGTTCTGCTGCGCCAACCAGCAGCGCGAGGCCAAAAAAATGAGACGAGGCCCGGGGGGCTTTCCCAGACCTCGCTCGATCAGAACCTCACCGGTAAAGGTGCTAAGTACCGATCATCCGTAGTTTGCGTTTTGAGCACCGACTGCCCGCTTGATCTAAATCAACAGTCTGCGTGAAAAAACCCCGGCACCTGTGGGGCGCCGGGGCCAGTTAACGCGACGTCGGGACGGCTCGGGGGCGTGCTGCGCCAATCAACAACGCGTTTCCGCAGGGCACTTAGCAACTTCCCGGAGCCAATCGTTGGTTGCCTTGGTCAGCCCATTGTTTTGCATTAGCTGTTGCGCCGATGGCCCGACCTGCGACGGAGGCGTAATAGCCTCAAAACCTGTAACGAGCTTTGTAGCAGTTAGAACAAGTAGAAGCAGACCGACAACACCGGCG